ATGATTGCGGGTATCACTGACGGATCAGGCGCTGCTCTTCTAACGTTTGATGATATTACAGTAGAAGTCCCAGTAGAAGCGTTGCGCGACGCTATTCAACTTCAAGACATCAACACAAATGATATTCTTTTAGAACTTAAAAAAGAATCAAACGATATGTCAGAAGACGAGAGTGTACCTTCAACTCCTGCTAGAGCTTTCCCGCCTACAACAGGGCAACGACAAGCTCCTGAAACACCGACTCTTCAAGCGCACTCCGAAATGATTAGAGATCTTATAGAGCAGACCGGAAATACTGTTGATGATGAAACGGCTGACAAGATTCGTGATGCTATAAATGAAAAAGGACTTCTTGATTGGTCCGAGGCAGACGATGCAGAGATCATTGAAGCAATCACTGATGTTGCAGGTCCTGGCATAGTTCGTCAACCAGATGAAGATCCACGCAGATTCCCTCCTACAACAGGAGAGCGTCAAGCTGCAGAACCTCCAGCAAAACCGCCCGCTCCAAGAGGGCCTTTCGGAGATTCAGAAGGACTTAACAAAGCTAGCGCTCTAGTTAGAAGTACTTTCTCTAGAGGGTTTAATGAAGAAAACAAAATTGCTGGTATCTATGAAAATGAGTATAACGGCGAAGGTATGATTGTTGTCTCTCTTGGAGACGACGCAGACCCAATTATCTTTAAATGGGACCAACGCAATGGAGCTGCGTCATTTGTCGGTAGCCAGTCTGCGGACTGGTACACCAGCGAGAGAGGCACTCAACTTGGTTGGCGTGCAGCAACAGGTGAAGAACAAGCCGCGCTTCGCGCATTAGTTGGAGATGCAGAGCAGCCTGCAGAAACTCTTACAACAACTACACCGCGCTACGAGCAGTCTATTGACTTTGCAGAGATAAATACTCAGCAGCAATTCACAAATTGGCTAGAAGAAAACGGACTTCAGAACGATATAAAATTTAGAAGTATACGTCCAGACGGCGGTAACTCTGAAGTTTCTTTTGAGTTTATTAACGACACTTCAGAAGTTAGAGATCGTTTTGCTAGAGCGTATAATGATTCAGCTTCGTGGGATGAACTTACGACTGATCTTGGCGGAGACATCAGCCGAGAGATACCAGCTGAAGAATCCGCGCCAGTTGCTGAACAACCGGCTACTGAGCCAAGTGTACCTGCACTAGCGTACCCTGGACCAGAAAATCGTGGGTATCACCCAGATAACACCACTCTTGATAGAGCTGGAAAAGTTATGGGCAAGGGCACACGTATTCGTGCGTCACGTGATGGCCGTACTGGAACAGTCATTGCCGTACAGAATATTGATAATCGCTCAGGAGAGCGTATCCCTTATGTCCGTGTACGTTTCGATGACGGGACAATCGCAGTTCGCTCTGCGCTTAAGGTTCGTGCAACAGGAGATGCGACTCAAGGTGTACCACAAGGAGCACCTGCGGCTACTCCGTCAATTGCAACTAACGTTGGAGAAAGACTCAATGCTCCTGTAGTTAATCCAGGCGCAGTTGCTACTGATGGAAGCATTTCAGGCGTATCTAACATTGGAGAATTACCAGAGGAACTACAAGGTCTTGGAAATTCAGATGCGGTGCAGACAGATTTTGCCGCATGGGGTGATAGAGCTGGTGAAATCGCATTCGCTGGTCGTAACAGAGTTTCTCTTGACAATCTAAGAAAATTAAATGTAGAATACGCGCTTGCTAACCTTGCTGCGCGTAATGCCACAGGAGAAGATCGTGCAACCAAGCTAGCCGAAGCTGAGGCCCTTAAGAAGCGCTTAGACATAGCAATCTCTGACACCTTTGGTGCTAGAAGTGGCGTAACCTTTGGAAGTAGCAAGTACACTATTGCTAACAACAGAAGCGTGAACGCGACAGTAACCGCGTCAGATGAAGCTAGTATATCTAGAGACAATGTGCCTATGACCTTCTACTCTTCTATGAGTATTAAAGACTCAGACGGTCGTTCAGTTGGAACAGTTAATCGTACAATTTCTTACGTTAGTCGTGGTGATGGTACTCCAGGGTACTGGAAAGTTAAAAATGACTACATGGGTATTGAAAATGCTAGAGATAAGAAGTCTGGCTTTGCAACAGCGTATAACCGTTATATGGAAGACTGGTACATCGCAAACGGAATTAAAGAAATCCATGTGCAAGCTGCAGGAGGCGGTGGATCGTACCAAGGCGCGTTTGTTTGGGCCCTAAACGGATTTAACTGGGAAACGCCACAGTCTGCGGAAGGCGATCTTGGCTGGAGACTCTCTCGCATGCGTGCTGCAGCAAGCACAGGTCAAGAGCGCGCTGTCATTGACAGACTAAAAGAAAGAGCAGACCAGGCAAAAATCCCTGGAGGCGGAGTAGATCTAGATAAGGCGCCAACTCCTATGGAGCTAGCTTTAGTAGGTTGGTACCCTGGCGCAACTACTTGGCTAGGCAAAAAATTCATGTCTGAAAATACAGGATGGATGGGCATTAAGCGTCTAGACCCAGTAGCGAAAGAGCAGATTCAAGCTATAAACTACGATCAAATTCGTAGGGCTCGTTCACGCATTAAGGATAAGCTCAATCGCCCAGATGTTTCGCGTGAGTTTGTGCTTAGAGCTAATAGCGATGAGTTCTTAGCAAACAACCAAACACTTACACCTTATATAGATGAAATTAGAAGTGCGTTCCAAAACAACACATCTCTAGCTACACTGTCTCCTGCAGCTAAAACAGTTCTGTCTCGCTGGGTAGGAGATCAGCTCATGGCAGGAGATAGCAGAACTCTTCCTCTTTCAGATGTGTTTAAGCTGCGCACCGCGTTAGACGCAGAGGCTGCCGCTGATAATCCTCGTGTTGGCATTACTGACTTTGGAGTTGGCAATTTTCTTGCCTCGGCAAGCTTTGAAGATATCACAAGAAATAGACTTCCTGGCTTTACAGTTCGCAGATTGGGGACAGAAGAGTCCGGGTACAACGATACGTATCTAGTAAAACATAATGACTCTGGACAGTCCTTCTACGTTAAGAAAGACGAACTTGCTAGACAGTACAGGATTGACCCTGTTCGCGCAGAGGTAGAAGCAGGCGTACTTACTCGTGCGCTAGGCTTCCAAGGTATGTATGAGATACGTGCTAACACCGCGGATACTGCTGGAGACGTTCTCGTAATGCAGCAGGCAGGCTCATCGTTACCGCTCGCTAGCGCTCCACAAAGTTTAGCTAGTATATTTAATAATGGAGGGATTCAAGGACCTGACGGAGTTATTCGTGTAATTCCGCCAAGGTCCATAGCACCAGGCGCTAATCTGTTAGACACTCTTCGTACTCCTGAAGATGCTATTCGTATCACTCTTCTTGATCTTATTATGAACAATCAGGATAGACACAATGGCAATGTGCTATTCGCAATTGACGGAACAGACCCTTCTCGCTTACGTATGCTGCCTATAGATCACTCTTTAGCTAGAATGGCTGCGTCTGACAACGTCAACTTTGAAAATATTTTGTCTACGTATGGTGATAATGTCTATACTGCAACTATACCGGTGCTTCTAGAAAGAATGGGACAAGACGCACTTCTCGACGCATTCAGAAACGAAGCAGCAAAACTAGTAGCCGCACTAAAGATTGATGCGTTTTCTCCTAAGGGCAATGAACTTGACGCTATTATCAAGGAACACGGAAGCTTAGACAGATTTAGAGTAAAGGTTGAGATACGCGTAAACGAGCTACTTACTCCCGGAACTAGTACCTTTAAACAGTTTAAAGATGTTTTAACGCCTGACTACTGGAACGAAGGGTAATACATAATGATAAAAGTAATCCGTGCTTACGACATGACTAGTCGCAAACATACGTTCTCTGTAGTAGCTACAGACAAAGGGTACACGTACGTCTTTAGTGACGACAAGAACCCAATGTTTGACGTAAAAAAGCGTCAAGCAATGATTATGGAAAGAATAGGGACAGACCCTAAGAAACTTAATGTAGATGAGTATTTAGGAATATCTACGTTAGGTCTGTCTAACTTTTACTTTTCTAACGCGTTTGATGAACCTAATCAAAAAATCGCAATTAAGACAGAAAAAATTGCCCTTACTCGTGCAGATACAGCAGATAACGGTAGAGCTAAAGGTGCAGCCATAGCAGTCGCGGCTGATGACGTTGATCAGGTCTTTCTTGACTTCCCAGAGCTGCATGAACAATTGTCTAGTGAGGATCCTGATCAAGAGATTACAGCTAGTGGTATGATTGAACTTGTCTTCGCGGCGCTAGGCGGAGTAGACCCTACCGGTCCTAATGCCTGGCTCTTAGATTACATGGACGGTCAAACCGCCGAAGGGTACGTTGGAGATCTTGTTTTTGATCCTCAACTTACCAACAAAGAGACAGGAAAAGAATAACGTGGAGATTATTGGAAAGAACGGCACCAAGGTTCTTTTTGCAGATGGCGTTAACGCTGTTGTAGTTGAATCAGAAGAAAACGTTATCGTAGCCTCTGGGTTACTGTCTTCCTTAGCTTCATCCCAAGTGTGGGAAAACGAATACATCGAGATAACTGAATCGATGACAGATCTTGCCCATGGAGCCTTAACTACTTTAGATGTAAGCGTAGTTGCCGCGGCAGGTCGTATGTATACTATTCCTAAGGGCGCTCAAGAAGAAGCTAAGCGCGGCTTAGAGTGGCGTAAGGAACATGACCGTGGTGGAACACCTGTTGGCGTAAACACCGCGCGTACACTTGCTAAAGGTGGTCAAATTGGAATTGAAAAAGTTCGTCATATTGCTAAGTATTTTCCTCGTCATGAGATTGATAAAAAGGCAGAGGGATATCAACCGGGCGAGAAAGGTTTTCCGTCTCGTGGGCGTATTGCGTGGGCTCTCTGGGGTGGCGACACCGCGTGGCGCTGGGCGCAAGCAATCGTCACTAGAGAAAATAAGAAAGCCGTAAGAGCTGACGGGTACGTTGATTCAAACTATAAAGAAGACGAGTTTGACTACGCAACCGGAACAGAGTACAACGCTGATCTCTCTTCTTTTAAAGAGGCAATATCAAATAGTCTAACAGACATAGAGTTTGTAGCTAGAATTCACATGGACGGCTCAGGCATTGACCGACTTTACAAGAAAGACAGCGATCTTTCACTTTCGGTATGGGACGCTGGGCACTGGCACACGCTAGACGGCGTAGATAATGATTTTGCGAGTTATGACGCTGAACTTGATGGAGCGTTTTCTATTGATAACGTTAACCACGTTGAGATAGACCCAGAGTCAGCACTATTTCTTTCAGCATGCTTCCAAGAATCACCAAACACTCCTGTTTCATTATTTGCAGTTAACGAAGAAGAAGCAAGCATGTTTTTGAATGCAGCTTCTGAGCTGGATCTAGAACTTATTGACAGAACTTTAACTGCGGCCGGTGAAACTCCTATTGCCAGTACACCAGGCGACGGAGTATACACACCTGACGAGCGTTCTAAAAATGCTACATCACAGGTGAGAGATAAGACTGGGCGTTTTACTAAAAATGGCTCACGTGTTGTAGTTGGCGGAGACTCAGCAAGAGGTGCAGGCAGCATTGTTTCTATCAACCCTGCGACTTCGTCCGTGCGCGTTAAACTAGATAGCGGAGATGAAATTGATGTTCCTGCTAATCAGACAGAGCCAGAAGGCCCTTATACTGCGCCCACTTCAACTATTAACGTAACTCCGTTAGATACCTCGGGTATACTAGGAGAGCCTCGTGTTCCTCGTGACAGACCTGGCGCAAAGATCCCTGGAACTCTTCCAGCGTTCTCTCCTGCAGACGTAGGGAATATTCTTTTTAACTTCCCTGGATACGTTGATGACCAACGTAAAGCCTTTAACCCTAAGGGCAACTCTCCTGCACCTGTAGAAGTTGGAAAGCTGCCAGACTATAAAGGACCAAAACCTGTAACAGGTCCTGGCCAAACACCAGCGTATAAAAAATCAGAGTATTTATTAGAACTTGAAAAAATTGTAGGCGCTAAACTTATTGTAGACCCATACAAAAATCCTCTTCTTAAGGACTTCCTAAATAAGAAGGTTAAGGGATCAGACGGTAAGTACTATTACCCAAACAAGCGTTATTACCAGCCTATTATTCGCGGTAGCGCCGAGGCAGAGCTTGCTACTGAAGTTAAAGAAATTAAAAAGACAAAGCCTAATGTCAAACCTGGCAAATCTAAGGAAGTTACACCTGGCACAAGCGACGTTCAACCTTTGTTCTTTGCTATTGTTTCGTCAGACGACGTTGCGGCAGTTCTTGATCTAGTCGCACTAGTCCCAGCAAGCACAACGTCTAACGAGCCGATGACGTACTCTCGTGTTGATAAGAAGTGGACACGCAACGAGGCAATTCTAAACGATCTAAACTCTCCAACTCCTCCTCCTGTAGTTCCCCTAGACGGAGACTCTTTAAAGTCAGTCATCCAGCAAGTTGATGGCATAGTCCCTGTGGTAGCCTCGTTAACTTTTGACGAAGAGCTTCTTACTATTCTTTGGGGCCCTAGCGGAAACGTTATGGTAATGACCGCGGCCGGCGGCGCAGATCGGAATCGTGGCAACGCAGAAGGACTTCGTCGTTATTGGACAGTCGGTAAGGGTGGACTAAAGATTCGCTGGAACTCTCCTGGCGACTGGACACGTTGCTACCGCAACCTAAAGAAGTACATGGGTCCACGCGCTAAGGGTTACTGCTCATTACGTCATAAAGAAATGACTGGAATGTGGCCTGGAGATAAAAGAAATCCAGGAATGAAAAAAGGAGAATTCTCAGTGGATGAACTACTTTCATACGACAAGGTAATGGAAGCTTCCGTACTTTCAGCGAAGGCCAACGACGCACGAAATCGCGTGTTGACTGCATCTGTAGAGACCGAGCCTTCTGGAGCATGGTTCCGTATTCCTTTAGTTCTTCCAGAAGATGCAGAATCAGGAGATGGTCGTAGCTTTACGAAAGAAGCTATAGAAATTAGAGATCTCCCTCTACCTCTTATGTGGCAGATCAAATCTGACGAAGGTCATAACGGCTCAGTTGTAGTAGGGCGTATTGACCATATGGAGCGTATCCCTGGTGGTATCGGTAATGCCCGCGGAGTATTTGATTCAGGCGCTTACGGCAGAGAAGCCGAGCGCTTAGTGCGTGAAGGTTTTATCCGTGGAATTTCTGCGGACCTAGATCAGTTTGAAGCAAACCAGGTTGAACCTGAACTTGCAGGGAATGACCCAGAAGAAGATGCTGGTAAAATAGGAAAAGAAAAGCTCATGATTACTCATGCGCGAGTGATGGCAGTCACGCTTGTCCCTAAACCGGCTTTCCAAGAGTGCCAGATCTACCTCGTCACAGACGAGAGTAATAATAAGGAGGATGTAGTGGTTGAAGACGGAGTATACGCGGACGATATGGATCCCGTAGAAGCTTCTGCGCTAGTTGCGTGCGGACTTGTTGCTGGTTCTATACCAGTCACGCCTCCTCGCGAATGGTTCAATAATCCAGAGTTACGAAAGGCAACGCCTTTAACTGTGGATGATGAAGGTCGAGTGTTTGGCCATATCGCAGCATGGCATGTAGATCACATCGGAATGTCCTTTGGAACACGCCCACCTCGCTCTAAGAGCAAGTACGCGTACTTCCACACGGGTGTTATCCGTTCTGACGACGGAACAGACGTTCCTGTCGGTCAATTAACATTAGCTGGAGGCCACGCATCGCTAGACGCAGACGCCTTTGCAGCAGCTCGTCACTACGACGATACAGCGTCTGCTATCGCAGACGTACACGCAGGCGAAGATGCATTTGGTATCTGGGTATCTGGCGCATTACGCCCAGGTGCATCACCAGAGCAAGTTCGTGCCCTTCGCGCTTCTGCACCGTCTGGCGACTGGCGTCCAATCAAGGGAAATCTTGAGCTAGTAGCTGTATGTCAGGTAAACGTTCCAGGGTTCCCTATTGCACGGGCTCGTGTAGCCTCAGGCGCGGTTATGGCACTAGTTGCGGCAGGTGCCCAGGTACTTGCACGCATGAAGTCAGATCCTGTTGCAGAATTGAATGCTCGTATAGACAAACTTGAGCAGTTAGAATACGACCAACTTTCAGTAAAAGCTAATGCAGCAAAGTCTCGCTTTGACCAAGTACGCGAGGAAAAGGCTGCACAACTTTCAGCGCAGGCTGACGCCGCGTATGAGCGTATTCATGGGGAGCCTCGCTATGACGACCAGTTCGGGTACATCTCTCGTGAGAAGCGTCAGAAGCTAGCCCAGGAAGGCAAGGCTCTTCCAGACGGTTCGTTCCCTATTACAAACGTTGATTCTCTAAAGGATTCAATCCAAGCGTATGGCCGCTCTAAGCCAGGCAAGCGAGCTGCTGTTCGTCGCCACATCATGAAAATGGCGCGCCGACTAGATAGCTCAGACTTAATTCCAGAAGAGTGGAAGACCTTATCTAGCGCGATTGCCGAGGAAGACTTAAACGATCTTCGTGTACGCGTTACCGAATTTTCAAGCAAAGTTGATGGTGGCTTGGGAAAAGCATTAGCGGTTGATTCAGAAAACAAGGGTATTTATACCCCTGGCAATCAACCGCGTGATGAAAAAGGCAAATTCCGCGATGTTTTAGCGCGCATTAAGAGTAATCTAGGCACGTCTGGTTCTCAAGGAGTAATGGATAAACTACAGGAAGCAGAAGGCTTTGACAACACTGGAAACTATGTGGGAGCTGCTAAGGCGGGAACGGAACTTATTTCGATTATTGATAGACTTGATGCGGGATCTCTCAACAAAGACGCGCTAGAGAATATTCGCTCTTCATCAAGAGAACTTGGCAAGGTAATTGCCAACCTTCCTTTTGATTTTGGAAGCGATACGGAGAAGGTACGCTATAGTGATCTACCTCCAGCTTTAAAGTCCCTTCTAGATGATATGCTTTCTAGGGTGGAAGATAAGATAGGCAAGAAGGATGCTCAAGAAGCGACCAGCGGTTTAAGGTCGTTTATGTCCGGTGGAGATTACTATACTCAACAAGAGATTTCTTCTGAGTTAAGCAAGCTTCTTCGACTATTAACTTAACAAATATAATGTATTATTCAATTCAGGTGGAGTGCCTCTACGCAAATCGCGTCAAGAGTCCCTCGGCCTTGGACTGATAAGCGAGATGAACTAACTAATCTTGTTCATCATTACTGGCCCGAAGGAGGGACAGAGTGGACCGTATTAAAGGAATGCTAGATACGCTTAGCGAGCTTAGCGACGAACAAGTCGTTGAGTTGCAAAGCACCATCGTAAGCGAGTTCGAGACGGTTGAAAAGGAAGATCCTACTCCACAAACAGTAGACGCCATGACATCCCTAGCCGATATGCTTGACACCGTTCGCGGTGAAATCAAGCAACGCGAGGCAAACGCACAGGAGCTAACTGCTCGTGCTGCTGAAGCCACTATGCGCGTTAAAGGCGAGGATGTTGCAATGCCAGAAGACCCTATGGCTCCAGAAGAAGGTACTCCTGAAGAAGAAGCCAAAGAAACTCCTGAAGAAGAAGCTAAAGAAGCTCCTGCTACAGAAGTTGATCCTAATAAAGCTGCTGCAGCTGCTGCCCCAATGGCGCCAGATGCAGAAGACCCTATGGCTCCAGAAGAAGGTACTCCTGAAGAAGAAGCCAAAGAAACTCCTGTCGATGAAGACGAGGAAAAGAAAAAGGAAAAGGCAAACCCTATGACAGAAGCGTCAAACACAGTTGAAGAAGCATCTGAGCTTTCAAACGATACTGCAGAAGCAGTAACAGAAGTGACAACAGAGGTAGTTGCAGAACCTGCAGCTGAACTTTCTGTTGAAGAAGTACCTGCAACAGAAGCAGTTGAGACAGTCGTCGCATCTGCTGAAGGCGCAGAAGAAGAAATTGCAACAGAACCAACCCCAACAGAAGCGCTAGATGCGCAGGAAGATCAGGAGGCACCAGTGACCGCCGCCGCAACTCAAGACGGAGCTTTTGAAGCTCCAGCTGACCGTCGCCCAGTAACTCAGGCTGCAGCTGCTACAGTGGCAATCACTGCTGGCGCTGACATCCCTGGTTACACAGCCGGAAGCACAATCGACGACATGAATGGCGTTGCAGAAGCAATGGCAAAGCGCATTCATACACTTCGTCGTGTAAATGGTGGAGATGGAGAACAACACATCGTTGCTTCTGTCACCACTAGTTTCCCAGAGGCTCGCACTCTTACAACAGATGCAGAATCTAACTGGAACAAGATCCAAGCAGTAACTGGCCCAGAGGCACTTGTTGCATCTGGCGGACACCAGACTCCATTCGAAGTTAAGTACGACATCTTCGGTCTTGGCACAGCAGTACGCCCAGTCCGCGATTGCCTACCTCGCTTCCAAGCAGATCGTGGCGGTATCCGCTACATCGTTCCACCAATCCTATCTGACTACGCAAGCGCTGTAGGCATCTGGACTGCTGCAAACGATTCAGCAGAAACACCATCACCATCAGCCAAGCTAAGCTTGACTGTAGCAGCAGCATCTGAGACAACAGTCTCGACTGACGCTGTAACACTACAGCTACAGTTTGGTAACCTTCTAACTCGTGCCTATCCTGAATTGATCGCTCGTCACAACGAGCTTGGTCTAATCCAGCATGCACGCGAAGCTGAAGGCAACCTTCTAGCAAAGATCGGCGCAGCATCAACAGCTGTTACATCAACATCTGTTGTTGGTCTTGCTCGTGACTTCCTAGTCCAGCTTGGCCGCGCTGCAACAGCATACCGTGCACGTCACCGCCTAGATGCAGATGCGCCACTTCGCGTTATCATGCCAGCGTGGATCAAGGACGCAATGGCTGCTGACCTAACTCTATCAATGCCTGGCGATTCAACTCTAAATGCATATGCAGAGATCGAAGGCTACATCGCAGCACGTGGAATCAACGTATGCTACTCACTAGACACTGCAGGTGGAGCTTCACACTTCGCTGCACAGGGTTCTGGCGCGATGACCGAGTTCCCAGATACATTCGTATGGTACATGTTCGCTGAAGGTTCATTCTTGTTCCTTGACGGCGGCACAATGGATCTCGGAATTATCCGTGACTCAACACTCGTTGGCACAAACGACTACAAGATGTTCGTTGAAACCTTCGAGAACGTTGCAAAGGTTGGTGTTGAATCAATTCAGGTTACATCAACAATCAACGTAAACGGTACAGCCTCTGCTCTACGCGACCTACTTGGTGGCTTAACAGCGGCAACAGTCGAATACTAAAATTCGATAAGTCGTGGAGGGAGCGCTCAGCAATGGGCGCTCCCAATACGAAGTACATAACTGTAAACAAACTTTAAGTTAGGAATTAGAGCATGGCGTTCGATGGGACATTTGAAGCTCCGAAGATCGTGCCGTCGGCATTTGGTCTTTTCGTTGTAGCTAAGCCTGACTCTCCTGTAGCTGAAGATAAATGGGTTCGAGGATTTAATCAGCTTTGGGATACACGACCAAACTACGGTCGTAACTGGGATGAGACTAGTGGCACTTCTGAAACACTTTTTACTGATGCTGGATCTCCGCTATACAGCTATCACACACCTTTCTTTATTGAAGTAGAAGACAAGCGCTCAACATTAGGCCTTTTAGGCGAAGATCGTTTTGCCCGTGCTATCCGTCAACTTGAAGGTATTAGCCAACACGCGTGCGAGGTTGAGCTATGGGACGGCGCTATTGCAACTGGCGAATCTCTATCTAATCCGTTCCTTTCACGTGGATCCGGCGCTACTGTTCTTAACAGCGGAACCGCACTCTCTCCACGCCGCGCTGTAGCTCTTCTAGAGCATACAATCGGACAGACTTCTGCGGCAGGCGAGCAGGGGATCATTCACATGACACGCGATACTGCGACACTTTTAAGCTCTAGCAGCAATATGCTATTTCACGATAAGGATAAAGAGCACCTACAGACTCTCGGTGGCACACCTGTAGCGGTCGGTTCAGGTTACTCAGGTAACGGACCAGTGGGCGTGACAGGCGCAACAGCCTCAGCCACAAACAAATGGATTTACGCAACCGGCACTGTCAAGGTCTTCCTTGGTGAGCCAGATGTAGTAAACGACAATCTAGCACAGGGCTATGATGTGTCAGGCAACGCAAACGATATGCGTATCAAAGCCACTCGAGCTGCTTCAGTGTACTTCGATACGTCTATCTACCTAGCAGTCAGAGTCGATCTAACCGCGTAAAATATACGTATTAGCAGCCGCTTCTAAATAAGGAGAAATATAAACAATGGCAACTCAAGAATACGCCGCGAGTATTCAAGGTGTGTCAATTCGAGTAACTCGTCTTGACGCATCTGGTAATCTCCTGAATACAGAAGGCGACAGCTACACAACTTCAGGCTTCATGCGCTTGTCGTTTACGCCTGAGTACGAAGAAGGCGATGAAATTACAGAAAAGGGCGCGGACGGAACTGTCCAAGTCACCTACAAAGCACCAGATACTTTAAAGCGTATCTCAATGGAAATTGCAATTGCAGAGCCAGACCCAGAGCTAACACAGTTGATGTCTGGCGGTCTTTTGCTTCGTAAGAACCTTGGCACATACGCGTCTCCAAACCGTAAGTCAATCGGTTGGTCTTCTCCAGCAACTGGTGATGACCCTGCGGGTTACGGCGTTGCGATTGAGACATGGTCTCATGCGATTATTGAAGGTAAGAAGGCTTCAACGCTTCCTTACTTCCACTGGGTATTCCCATACTGCAAGCTTCGCCTTTCAGGTGACCGCGTTATTGAAAACGGTTTGCTTGCAAACACCTTCCAAGGCTACGGTCTTGGTAACGTAAACTTTGATACAGGTCTTGATGAGCGCTGGGAGTTCCCAGTTGCAACTGAGCGTCCGTACACATACGCGCGCTCCGGTTGGGCTCCTACAGGTCGCAAGGGTTTCTACACCTGGCATGGCGAGCTTTCAAAGACTGTTTCAAACGTCGCCCGCACAGGCACTACAGCTACAATTACTACATCAACAGCACACGCATTTGCTGTTGGTGACTCTGTAGTAGTTGCAGGTCTTCTATCTGCAAACGTATCGCTAAATGGAACATACACAATCTTGACTGTTCCAACAACCACAACGTTTACATACACAACTTCAGCATCTGGAACTATTGCTTCAGGTGCAGCTGCTGGTACAGCAGTTGTTGCAGCTAACTCACGCGCTGTTACTGACTTCCTCTCAGAGGGCTCAACAACAGCGTATAACGTTCCTGGATCACAAGACTTCAATGAGGACAACGAAGTTGACTTCATTATCGCGTCTTCAGAGGATCCAACCTCTTAATACAAAGAAGTGAGCGGCATGCCAATGTGTAAGAATAAACACAGGCATGCCGCTCCTTTATTACAACAGGTATCAACGACGACTAGACAGGACGGTTAAGTGTCAAATCTTTGGATTTCGGTAGAAGAACTTGACAACTACGCAGATAGCGAATACGCGTATGAGGCCGTTAAGGTTGCCTCACAACTTCTTTGGTCTATGTCAGGTAGAAAATATGGTGGGATTACCACTGTAACAGAAAAGTATGTTTGCGCCTCTCGTGCGTATCGTCTAGGTGCGTCTTCACGTAACTACTCTCCCGAGCTAGTCGGCGGAGACCTATACAATATTCCTCTTGATGAATTTGATGACTACGCAGAGCTAACAACAGACGGTATGTCACCTTCTACGCGTTTACGCCTGCGCGGAGGGCCAGTAGTTAAAATTGACGCGATTCGCGATAGAGCTGGAAACATTATTGACCCGTCTAACTACTACTTAGTTGACCATTCTACGATCCAAGCACGCGCCGGAGTTGCGTGGGCACCTTGTAATATTGAAGTAACATACACCTATGGCTCTATGCCACCTGCAACAGGAGTAGCAGCCGCTCGAGTTCTTGCTACAGAGTTTATCAAGCTATGGAGTGGTGCTGATGACTGCGCACTACCTGCGCGTATCACATCGGTAGCCCGCCAAGGCGTCTCTTACACAATTCTTGACAACCAAGACTTTATTGATGATATGCGAACAGGTTTATACATCGTAGATCTGTTCTTAAAGTCTTCAAACCCAGACAAGGCTCGCACAAAGGCAAGGGTATTTTCACCAGACCTTCCACGTGCTCGACGCCATGTAGCAAAACCGTATCCACTACCTGCAACTGCTCTTGATATGTTTATAACAGGCGCTGGCGGCGGAACAGTTGATGTAAACATCGAGTACATTAACGCTACTTTTTTAGTGCTCGATCCTACATGGATACCTTCACTTAAGATATCTAATTACTCTGGCACGAAGAGTAAAGAAATTGGCTCAGGCGCGGTTTCTGTAAACTCTATCTACGCAGATATCACTAAAAGCATTTCGCACAAACAGCTTACAGATAATATTGTCACCTTGACTACTTCCGCCGCGCACGGGTTCTCTGAGGGAGACCTAGTTACTATCTCCGGTATAAACGCCACGTTTAACGGCGCTTACTACATCTCAGACGTCCCAACTACGACACAGTTTAGATACGCCAAGGTTGCGACTAACGTTGTGTACGGTGCTGACACCGGCACGGCTGTTGTAACTAACGAGTCACGCGACACCTTAACCTTAGCAGTCTCTTATAAAGACGCGTACGCCTACGCGGGGTTCTTAGATCCTGGAACGTGGGATCTATACGCTACACGCGGAACAGAAACAGTCTATATCGCCTCAGGTAACTTAGTTCTACGTCTTGGGACAGCACCTACACGCACGTACTCGCTGGGTGAGTAACGTATGCCTATTACTAGCATATCCGGCGTTGATGAAGACGCGCTTAGCTTAAAATATCTACTTGACGGAGTTCTTTCGAAGACTATTGATGTTTTTGAAGAGTACAACGTGCCTCTACCAGCACGACGTTACTGGACTGTAGGCACCGCGGCTGTAGACTGCGAGCAGGTTGCTGTATCATTCATTCAAATATATTTAGGGACTCCTGGCGACCAGGCAGGTCAACCTCTCCGCACAACGAGCCCACGCAGCGCTGTGCTATCTATAGGAATATCTCGTGAGGTACCCGTTGTTGGTGTGAATGGCCGTCCTCCAACAGGAGAAAAAATACAAGAAGGCTCTGAAATTGCCGCAGTTGACGCATGGGTTTTTATGCGACTTCTAAATAGACTTGATCAGTGGGAACCAGGCGAATTTGGTCTTGGCATTATTGCTACGGCTGATGTTAGCGGGGCTGAAGGCGGATTCCAAACTACAACCATGCAAGTAACGATGGCGATACCTTAACATGGCCGTAAAAGTAATATGGAACAAGCCAGCGATTGACAATATGCTTAATAGCCCAACCGGCGAAGTTGGCCGATGGCTTTCTGCAAAAGGAACTGAGTTTGTCGCGGCCGCAAGAGCTCAAGTAGGAAAAAGAACAGGGTTTCTTGCTGGATCTATTCATATGCGCCACTCGCGAGGCGCACGCTACCAGGAACTACGTATTGGCTCAACGTTGAGCTACGCTCTTGCTCATCACGAAGGCACTAAGCCACACGTTATCATGGCTAAAAATGCCGGAGCTCTTAGATTTACTTCTGGGACTCGAATCGTATACGCAAGATCTGTAAAACATCCAGGAACAAAGCCAAATAAGTACCTCGCTGATAATCTGCATATATTCAGATCATAGCTTGGTATTTAGTGTAAAATAATCAAAAATAAGACAAAAGTCTTGTTAAAGACACTAACATAATACGGAGGAAAGAAAGATGAGTACTAGATATAAGGACTTTGGTTCAGGCGGAGCTAGCGATGCTGCTCCTTTATCATTCAGACTACACGACGAAGAATTTCATTGTGTAAAGGCTGTGCAAGGCAAGGTCATGCTTGACATGGTTAAAGAGTCAAGCTCTGAAGACCCAGCAAAGAACGCTGAAATGATCGAGAAGTTTTTTTCACAAGTTCTAATGGATGAAAGCTACGAGCGTTTTCAAGCTCTTCTTGTTCACAAGGACAAGATCGTAACTGTCGACGCCTTGGCTGAAATCACGGGCTGGCTCATCGAGGAGTACACCGAACGCCCTTTAGAGCAGCCAGAAATCTCCTAGACTGGGGAGTTGATCTCTGGCCATATGTTAACGGAAGGGCACTGATGAACGGTTTAGATCTTAGGACCATGCCAGCTAATGACATGGTTGACGTCCTTCACTACCTTTTTGAAGACGACCTCAGCGCTAGCACCGCAGAGCAAGCCGAGGCTCGCTCTAAGGCTAGAGTTTCTATCTATAGAGATCTTTATGGTTTCGAGTACAAGTACTCTGTAGATACTACAGGCGCGTCACATCCAGACTACAACAGTGCGGAGTACGACGCCCCTGAAGAATCAAAAGAAGAAGCTATAGTGCCTTTCAACCCAGTAAGACAACCGGTAAAGCCATTTATAAACGCAACACCCGTTAATGCTGCTTCTTCAAAACCATTTGGAAAAGTACTTGACGAACCAATGGGTCATTAGTAAATAAACGTTAACACAAGGAAGGAGGTGACATCATGGCAATAGTAGGCGAGGCAATTATCATTGTCCGCACGGTCAGTACTGGCTTTGACAAGCAACTTAAAGACTCTGTAAAAGGCGTTGACAAGATTGGCGAAGACGCTGGAAGAAGACTTTCGCGTTCGATGAAGAAAGGCGCTGGGCGCGGAAGCATAGGCGACTTTTTTGCTAAAGACTCTAAGACTTTTAAGCAATTAGGGCGCGAAGCGGATAAAGTTGGTAAGGCTTTTAATTCTCTTCAAAGAGTAGGGTATTCTGTAGGAACTGCTATTGGAGTTCTAGGTTCGTCTTTGAGCTCTCTTGTTGTTGGTGTTGTCTCTTTAGGTGGCGCGGTTCTTTCTGCGACTCCAGCGCTAGTCGCTCTTGGCGGAGGTTTAGCCGCAGTTGTAGCTGGAGGCATCGCTGCTAAACTAGCGTTGTCTGGAGTTGGCGCTGCAGTTAGCAAGTTAAACAAACAAAAAACAACAGGTGGTGGAGGATCCACTAAAAAAGACCTGTCAAAAGAACTTGCTAAGATAGCGCAAAAGAACGCGGAAAATCTAGCAGCAGCAGATAAGAAGTTAGAAAAATCTAAACTTAGGTTGATTAAAGCGCAGCTTGATTACAATAAAGCGCTTAAAGAAGGCGCCGAGGAGATTCAGCAACTTGGCTTTGATGCAGAAGATGCAGCAATTGCCGAAAAGAAGGCTGCTCTCGAATTAGAGCAAGCGCGTGAAACTCTAGCACGCGTGCAAGACTTGCCGCCTAACTCACGGGCGCGCAGAGAAGCAGAACTTGCATATGAAGAGGCCGATCTAAATCTTCGTCAAGCAATAGATAAAAACAAAGATTTACAGGCAGAACAAGACCGTCTTGCAAAAGAAGGCGTTTCTGGAACTAATGCTGTTATATCTGCAACAGAAAATCTTACAGGCGCTGAGGAAGACTACAAAGACGCTGTTGACGGTAAGGCTAAAGCAGAGCGGGATGCACTTCAAGATGTTCTTGATGCAAAAGAACGCGCTGCAAAAGCGGCTAAAGGCCAAGACCCTTTAGCAGGGCTTACTGCATCACAAAAGGTATTTGCTAAATTCTTATCAAGTCTAAAACCTCAATTTGACTCACTAAAAGAAGCTGCAGCATCTGGCTTCCTGCCGATACTGCAGACGTCTATTCAGCAGATTGTTGATAAGGCATTCCCTACGTTTAAGACCGGGCTTAACCTTGTTGGAAAAGCGATGGGCACTGCGTCTAAGTCTGTGTCAGATGCTATTGTAAATTCAGAAAATCTTGCAAAACTTTCTAAGGTATTTGAAACATCTGGCGGAGTTATTGAAAGTCTTGGAAAAAGCATCGGTAGCTTGTGGGGCTCTTTACTCTCTATTCTTACAGCTGCCGAGCCTCTTACTAAGCGCTTCTTTGGCTGGATAGAAAAGACTACTGCCGGCTGGGATAAGATGCTCAGCACAAAGGAAGCAGACGGAAGTCTTCAAGCATTCTTTAAGACCGCTGGCGATGTTGCAGCTCAGCTTGGAGAAATATTCGGCAATACGTTTGGATTTATTGGAAATCTAGTTAAGGCAAACACCGGTCCAGGTAGCGGCGGTCAAATACTTCTTGACTATCTAAAAGATGTAACAGCGCAGTGGAAGGCAAACACTGATTACACAGGAGACGGCCCTGGCTCCTTGCGCGAGTTCTTTAGAGACGCGGCAATAAACGTAAAGGCAATTCTTGGGTTTTTAGGTCCACTAACAAAAGAGTTTATAAAATTAGCTGGAGACCCTAACACTAAGAAGTTCTGGGACACTCTTGCAATGGCGGTCCCAGATATAGGCAAGATATTTAAGAACTTAAATGAAGGTGGCCCTGCCATGGCAGAGCTGCTTGTTACACTGACAAAGTTGGTTGCGATTTTTACAGAATCTGGTGGAGTAAATGCGTTCTTTAAGACGCTTAACGTTGCAGCTAAGGCAATGGTTGCGTTATTTAACACCGCACCGATGAAGGCGTTTTTAGCAGTT